CGGCATGGGGCTTGGCTAGGGCTATGACTAGCAAGGTCAAGCCTGGCTTAAGCTAGACTCTGAGCTAGACTATCGCCGTGCTAACGGTAGCATCGGCATAAGCGCAAGCGCAAACGCAAGCTCAAGCTCAAAGACAAGTCAAGCTCAAAGACAAGTCAAGCTCAAGCTCAAGCTTAAAGACAAGTCAAGCTCAAGCTCAAGCTTAAAGACAAGTCAAGCTCAAGCTCAAGCTTAAAGACAAGTCAAGCTCAAGCTGCGAATGATGGTTTATCCCTTATTAGCTTTACGCAATGGCCGGTCTTACACTGAGGTGGATATGAGTCAACTTGAAGACGATCTGAGCACTGGTCTTACTCATAGGCCGAGCGATAGACTGAGCAATGGCCAGTTTGCTCCTGGCAATCGCGCACAGACAGGGCCAACGGGGTATAAGGCCGGCGTGGTCAAAGCGCTACGCAAACGGTGGGACGCCGATAGGGTCATGGAACTACTTGATGATGCATATAGTTTGGCGCTGGAGAAGCGCAACGTTAAAGGCCTCACCGACCTTGCCGAGTTAGTGCTGAGCTATCTGCTGGGCAAACCAGAGCAGGCCATACAACTATCCACCGAGGATAGCAACAGTACCCTACTGGCTATCCTAGCGGATAGGACTCCACTACTGCCGCCACGACAGGGCGCAATAGTACAGCGTGACGCTGAGGCTAGCGCAGACCTAGCCCTTGCCTCACGCGGACGCTTGGCCGACAGTAGCTCTGATGATGATGATATGGTGGAAGCAGAGATTGAAGTGGATATGTAGGCGGTGGAGTTATGTCGAATGAATATAAAAAAACAGAGGAAGGCGTAAGCCTTAACCCAGGTCATTAACGAAGCCACTACATCAGATAACAACCACTTACACTAACGCATAACCTTACCCCGCCTACTTTTTTCTACACGGAACCGAGACCGGACTGAGCGTAGACTGAGCCTAGACTGAGCGTAGACTGAGCCTAGACTGAGCGTAGACTGAGCCTAGACTGAGCGTAGACTGAGCGTATACCGAGACATAGGGGGATGCAGGGGATGGACAGCGAGACAGCGAAGCAGCCGAGGGTGTGGGAAAGCCGAGACGTTATGCTAATGGCGGGCGATTGGCGTGGCGACATAGAGGCCGTGGACAGCGGGGATTTGTTCGACTACATTCTGTATCTGGAGCGGATGCTTGACGCATACGACGACGCATTTGCTGTAGTGGCGGGCGATGATTAGCCAAAACTGGCTGCGGGTTATTTGGGGCCTGCTTGGATACAGTCCGAATCCGACGCAGGCAGAGGCGATATACGCCATTCTGAACGGCGTTCGCTTTCTGCTGATCTGCGGCGGGGTGCGGGCGGGCAAGTCGTTTACGACGGTAGCGATTGCGCTGATGCTGATGGAACCGACGGTTGAGGAACTGGAGTCGGGTGGGGTGGGTAGCGGGCGCGCTCCTCGCCACTGTTGGATTGTGGGGCCGGACTATCGTCAGGCGCGTGCGGAGTTTGAATATCTGTGGCAGGCGTTGCAGCGCGGCGGTTTTGTGGCGACGGTTTCGATGCCGTTGAATCCGACATCATCTTGGGTTATGACGACAACTTGGGGGTTTAAGGTAGAGACCAAGTCCTCGTCGGACATACGCAAGTTGGCTTCCTACTCAGTTGACATATTCTTGATGGTTGAGGCGGCGCAGCAGGAATACGAAGTGTTCTTGCGTGGGCAGGAGCGTGTAGCGCAGGGGCGGGGGCACGTCATCTTGTCGGGAACGCTGGAGGAGGGTTTGCCCTGGTATGGGGATATGCTGAAGCGCTGGGAGGGGCCGAACGACGAGGGCGGCTTTGCCTTGTCGCTGCCCACCTGGTCTAACACCCATGCGTTTCCTGGCGGGTGGGACGATCCGGAGATACAGCGCATCTATCGTCAGCACGTCAACAGCAGCACGCTGGATCACTTCGAAGAGCGCTATGGGGCAAAGCCTCGCAAGTCTACGGGGCTGGTCATTGTTGAATTTGACTACGCTAGGAACGTCCGACGTATGCAGCCGGACTATGACGTACCCATAGAGTTATGGGTTGACCCTGGCAAGAACTGTTACTGCGTGCTGTTTGTGCAGGTGATTGGTCTAGTGACCAACGTATTAGACAGAGTGTATCTGCGTGGGGGAATCGCGCAGGATGCTATAGAGGCGTGCCAGGCGAATCCGCTCTTTGACCTGGTGTACAAAAACAGGGGCACGCACGGCGTGATAGACGTGGCGGGCCGTCATCAGTACGGAATGCCTAGCCATATTGAGATATGGCAGAAGACGGCGGGCTTGTCTTTTCGCAGCAACTATGTGCATCAGGACGTGGGGCGTGACGTGGTACGCTTCCGGCTGAGAGATGACCCAAAGCTTGGACATCCGCTTCTGTTTTTCAACAGCCACATGACCAACGCCAAGTCTCCCGACGGTCAGGCTGCGGACGTGTTGGCCGAGTTTGAATTGTGGAAGTGGCGCAAGACCGGAGCGAACAGGTCGGAACCGCGCCGCCCGATTGACTCGAACAATCATGCAATTAAGGCGTTAGGTTACGGGCTGTATGACCACTTCGGGCCGACGGAAGAACGCAAGGTCATAAAGCGGCATCGCAAGCGCAGCGCATGGGCGACTTACTAGGGGAATTATGAAGCTGAAACTTGACCAGATACTCGACAAGGTAAGCGAGATAGAGCGTGAGGACGCCGGATACAACGCTCTGGCGCGGCGCTGGGAGAATATCTACTTCGGCAAAGCCTTTGACGACGAGACGGTACGCAAGCTGCGTGAGGATGAACAAGAGGTTGTCGTCACGCATGACCCCTATGACGCCGTAAATCTAGCGCAGCGTCTGGTGAGCGGCAAGCCCAAGATTGTGATTCCGCCAAAGGAGGAGACCGAGCAGTCTCTTTCCTATGCCAACATGCGGGAACGGTGGGCAACGGCGTTTTGGCAGCAGCAGGCCAGACACCGCGGCAAGAATCTAATTGACAGCGCCGTATGGCAATCCGCCGTGTTGGGGCGGCACGTCTACGATCTGCGTTGGGTGCAAGATGTGCTGCCGGAAAAACTGCAACATCGTCAATCCCCGTTTCTGCTGCGAAGCCTAGACCCGCGTGATGTGGGGGTGGCACGCGGCGAGGCGTATACCGAATATGCGTATCACAAGTATCGGGTGAAGTTGTGGGAAGCGCTACAGCGTTGGCCGTCTATGGTGCGGCGCAAAGCGACGCGCGAGCGACGTTCCCGCAATGACGACAACCATTTTGAGGAGGTAGAGATTCTTGACTTCTGGTACATAGACCAGAAAAGCGGGGACATTTGGAACGCGATTCTGGTGGATGACTCTTTTGTCAAAGACCCCGTAAAGACCAAGTATCCTGCCATTCCCATCGTCATGGGCTTTGCCGATACGACCGAGGCGCGCAATCAGGCATACGAATCACTGTCTTTGATGTATCCGCTTGATGGGCCGTGGCAGGCAAAGTGCAAGCAGCTATCCATGCAGCAGACGGGCGCACTCTGGTATTTCTGGCCGTTTATCTATTTGACCAACGAGCAGGGGCAGATTGTACCGGACTTCAAGCCGAGACCAGGCGGCGTAGAACAGTTTCCGCCAGGCACAGGGCTAAACGTTGTGCAGATACAGCCGAACATGCCGCTTGCACAATCGCTTACATCGCAGTTCGAGAGCGCAATCCAACGCAGCACCTTCCCCACCGTCATGTACGGTCAGGCCCCAGGCGACATACAAAGCGGCTTTGGGGTAAGCATGTTGGCGGATGCCGCACGCGGTCGAATGCGAAGCATCATGCAGAATCTGGAATCCACAATCGAGATTTTAAATTCCATGATGTTCGGCATGGTAGAGGTCTTTGCCGGAAAGAAGGGCGTGCCCATGTGGGGTATGAACACGCTGGGCAAGACCTACAGCTTGGCGCTGACAAAGGAGATGATTGAAAACGGATACTACGAGAATCATGTCAGCTTGAGAGCGCAGCTACCGGAAAACGATACGCCGCGCTTGACGCTTGGCCTGCAACTGAATCAGGCCGGTCTACTCAGCCGCCGCACCTTCTGGGAGATGTGGTCGCAGATGGACTACCCCGAAGACGAAGAAAATCGTATCTATCTGGAGCAGGCCATGAGCGCACCGGAATTGCAGGCCAAGCGGCACGCTCTAGCGCTTACGGCATTCTACCCCGACAAGGCGGAGCAGTTTATGCAGGGGACGCCGCTCGAAGGGGTTCTTAACCCGCCGCCGCCGCCGCAGCCCGCTCCGCCTGGCGGAATGCCGCCTGATATGGGAATGGGCGGAATGCCGCCTGATATGGGGGCAGGTGGAATGCCGCCTGATATGGGGATGGGTGGAATGCCGCCTGATATGGGAATGGGTGGAATGCCGCCTGATATGGGGATGGGTGGAATGCCTATGGGGCCTGGCGGTATGGCGGACTTGCAGCCGCCCGCTCCGCCTAGTCCTATGGGCGGCGGACTACCGCCGGAGGTAAGCGGGCAGATTACGCCGGAAATGCTTGACATGATACGGCAGCAAGACCCCATTGCCTTCCAAGCCCTAGTCAACGGCGGCATGACCGACGCACAGATACAAGAATATTTGATGGGGTTAGGGGGATAGACAGATGGCTACCAATACCGCAGAGCAATGGGCAGCGCTCTACCCAACACGAACGGCGGCGGCGACTCCACGACCGGCGGGGAATCCGCAGTCGGCGGGGAATTCAGAATTGCGACAGGCGCAAATGCAAGACCTTTTCAGCCAGCGCCGAATAGCCGCCAACGATGCGGCGGAAATGCAACGGCAGCAGTCCGGAAGCAATTTCGGATGGGATCAGTCGAAGCTGCAAGGGCATACTCCGCCCAATTTTCAATCGCCGTGGCGGAATGCTACTCCGGAGAATGATCCACAATGGAGGGGTTCTACCGGAACGAATCAGTCAGGCGTCGCTTCGCAGTCCGGAAGAAATCAGTATCCGGCGAATCCTCAGATAACGCGGGAGATGAACTTCGGCCCAGGGGAATCCCCTAGCGCTTTTCCTCAGTTCGGAAGAAACGCCAGCGCCGCAGGAACACCCTCGGTCGGAAACCCGTATGCGACAGGCAGGCCAAGACCGCAGACCTACACACCGTCCGCTCCGCCCACATGGGGCGGTATGCAGGTTCCGCAATGGAACGGCGGCGGGGGAAGCGGCGGCGATTACGATAAGGGGGAAAAAGTCGCACCATACACAGTCCCGCAAGCTCCGGATTGGGCGACGGCATTCCCTAGTACGCAATTTAGTGTCGGGAATTTCAACGACAAGAATTCACCTACCGCCCGCTATTGGGAGAACGCACTCCCGATGGCGCAGTTTATGCAGAACGCTAATCAGTGGGGGCAAGAGTTCGCGCAGGGGAATCAGCGCTATTGGGATGAATCAGGCTGGGGTAAGCAGCGCGACACCTTCAACATGGGCATGGCTAACCGCCAACAGCAGATGGCGGAATGGATGGCGAACGAGCAGGCGAACCAGTGGGGGGCGAACTTCGGGCAAGAACAACTGCGCGACGAACGGGAATGGCAGATGGCCGGACAGCAGTTTGGACAACAGCAATTGCGCGATGAACGGGATTGGCAGATGGCCGGACAGCAGTTTGGATTGCAACAACAACGGGCCAACACCGAGCGTGAACTTGGTCTTGAGGCGAATCGTATCGAGAACATGTACAAGTCCGGCCAGCTATCCAATCAGCAGCGCGAACTGGCCCTAGCCGAGTTGAAACAGAAAAGCGAGTTTGGGTTGGCGTTTAGAACCCAAGATGAGTTGACGGCTTATCGCAATGCACAGATGGCGCAAGAGGCCGGACTAACGCGAGAGAAGATGGAAGCCGATAGACAGAATGCTGCAATGGCTGCGTTTGGTCGTTCCCAAGCGCCAACGGCGCGCTGGACAAGGAGTTGGTAAACCATGCCTATTATTGTAGAGACCGGTTCAAACACATTCAAGTTCATCGAGGACGGGCGGGAAAAGGATTCCCCAGGCAACTATACCTACATCAAAGCCGAGGATTTTCCCGCGCAGCTTTCGTACATGCTCGATAGGGACTACGACACTACGCCGTCGGACGGCGCATCGCGGCGTGGTTCCCAATCCGCACCGCCCGCATCGTCGGGTGGGCAGCGTTCCGCACCGCCCGCATCGTCGGGTGGGCAGCGTTCCGCACCGCCCGCATCGTCGGGGGAATACGGGCGAAGCGCTCCTTTGGTGAGTCTGACGGGTGAAACGTCGCGTTCGACGCCAAGCGCATCCACGGCGTCGAATGCACGACCGGCGCAGCCGCCTGGCGCGCAGCCGTCCACCACCACAGGGGCCTTTGGGCAGACGTTCCCGCTGGTCAACGCTACGGGAGACCCCACGGGGAGGACACCGCGAGGTTCCGTTCCGCAGTCACCGGCTTCACCGGCCTCGCCGCAATCACCGGCTTCACCGCAATCACCGGCATCGGCTGCGTGGATGGAATTCACGCCAAGCGGCGATTCCGTGCCGCAGAGTTATCCCTATCCAAAATACGGGGATGACCCATACTACTACATCAATCCGCTTCCTGTGGATAGGCCGACCACCGGCGACCTTTTGCAACAAACCTATGGGCAGAATCAGGAAGCAAGACCGGCAGCCGTCGTACAGCAAAGCGGGCAGACTTTGATATACGATCCTGTGACGAAAACCTGGAGATAACCAATGGCGTTAGAGCAGGGGAGCGGCTCTCGTCTAGACGACGCAGACCGACGACGCAGGGAGCAACAGGACAATTGGGAGATAGAGGCACGGGAACATGAAGCCCGTGTCCAAGCCGCGATTACGGCTTATCAGCAAAGCCAAACCAGCCGGTACGATCCAACCGCGGGCGCAAAGTATCCGCCCAAAGAGGAAGAGAAACCGGTCTACCGTGTTGAGCGCGGGCGCGATGCCGCGGAACGTCGCGCCCGCGAGGAACGCGAGCGGGGAATGGCGCAGTATCACGCCAGCGAACGCAACAATGACACGGCGCGTCCATTGCTTTCCTACCTGCCTAGCCGAGACGTTAGCGTCTCTTCGGAGGATCGCCCTGATACGGGTGCGCCGTCAATTGCGCCGTCACGTCCGTGGGAAGATACCACGTCGCTCGAGCCCGAACGGGAAAGAGACGAACCGGTCATTGAACGAAGCGGCAATCGTTCGTGGGGCGGTTCGGGATGGGCGGGGTCGCAATTACCCGTAGCGGCGGTATCCACCAACATTATGACGGCTGCCCCCATCGTGGGCGGGCTTCTGGCGTCTAGCGCACAGGGTATCGGAAACTGGTTGGGGCAATGGCGCACCCAACAACAGGCCGACAGAGAAGCCGCTCCGCAGAATGCAATCGGCTCTACCTTCGGGCCACGAGCTTCCGTGGAAGAGAAGCGCGATGAGATTACCGAAGATACACACTACGGGCAGTACTACGCCGAACGTTCCCAGCAGCGACGCGACGACTGGAGCGAAGACGGCAATCTTAGCTTTGGGGATAGAGTAGGCGACGCCGCGCAGGGATTTGCGGATTGGGTCTTTGACGCGCCGTTCCGCCATGTGTTTACAACTCCGGTAAACGACCTAATCCCAGGCGAGGTTGAAGGTGAGAAGGACAAGGCACCCCTAGCCAAATGGCCGTCCGTTCTGGGCAGCGTGTTGAATCGCTCGTTGAATCCGTTCAATCCTAATCTCGTACCCGCCGAGGAGCGCGGCATTGCCGAGGGGCAATCGGCGTGGTCGTGGGATGCAATCAAGTCGGACGCGGCATGGTACGTCAACGAGGTGCGCGAAGGGCTGGAAGAGTGGGATGCGGCCATGACGTATCTAAACACTCTGCCGGAAGCCCAGCAAGAGACTGCTCGGCGCGGATTGATAGTAGCGCCAAGCGGCGGCGAACGAACGATACGCGCGATGCAGGCGCTTGTTGAGCAACCCGCCAAGATTACAGGACTGGAACAAGCGCTTGAAGAAGCCCGCGCCGCAGGTGACAGTCAAAGAGCATCGCAGATCAACATGCAATTGGCGGTGGAAGAAAATAGGTCGTGGACGGAACTGGTTGACGAGCAGATGAATCCGTGGGCCGAGGTTGTCTTTGGCGTCTTGCTTGACCCGCTGGACTGGATTGGCGGCGGTGCAAGCGCGCTCATGGGCGGCGGTACGATTCTCCAGTCAATCAAAAACGCCAAGTACGCCAAGATGTACAACATCACGCCGCAACAGGGTGTCTCCCAATTGACGGAACAGTTTCGGCGTGTGCCGGAATTGATGCGTGCGGTAGGCGGGGAATCCCCGTCCGGCTCCGCAAGCAAGCTGTGGGAATTCTGGAAACGCACTCCGGAAAGCGCAGCGGCGCAAGACCTAGACGCGCTTATCAAAACGGTGTCGAGCGCGTTCGTGCCAATCACCGATGCCAACGACGCCAAACGTGTTTTGAATTCTTTGACCACCGACGGCGGAAAGAGTCTGATTAACGGGCTGTCCGGACTGAATAGCGAGGCTATCCGTGAGGCGGTCGGCGGCGTGTATCGTTGGGGAGCGGGTGCTATCGGCAATGCGGACTCGGCTAGAGTCTCCCCCTATTGGGCGGCGGCGGCTGACCAGATTGCCAACATGGGCGTATGGGGCGACGAGGTATTTGATTCAACTCGGTTCATCGCCGAATTGACCGAGGTTCTGGGTGACGTGACACGGCAAGCCCACGGACTACGCAGCCCAGGGGCGCTGCCCTTTGGAGCGGCAAGCGTTCGTGTTCGCAAGATTGACCCAACCAATGGCGTGCTGGAATATCTGAACGATGCAGGCGATGTGTTTCGAACCGGAACCAAGATGGCGATTGGCGACGCTACCGCAGCCGCCGACAAACTGGTCGAAACCGGCAAGCGAACGAATCCGATAGAGCTTGCCGCGCAGGTTCAAAAGGCGATTATGTCCGACATGTTTCTGGCCTTGCGTCCGGCAAACTGGATACGCAATGGTCTGTCCGCCGCCACCATGTTGATTAGCGAGGACGCGTTCACCTGGCTTCCCAACAAGGCTATCAAGTCGGACTTCATGCGGCGGTTCGGCGGCGTCTTGCCGTGGGCGGATGCGAACGCGGTGGAGCAGACGGGAAGCGGCGCGCTCGACAAGATAGGGACAATCCTGTTTCGCAACAAGGACAACCCCCTTAGCGACTTTATGAAACGCGCCTACGACATCCCCTACGGCGAAGGGGTGGGCGGCGAGGGTTGGTTTCGCAACAAGGCACGCTACACCATGTTCAATCGCGCTCTTGAATCCGCATGGAAGGGCGTGGTCAATAACGAGGTCTCCCCCATCTTGAAGGGGTTAAATCTACCCGCGGATGTAGAAAGCCAGGTTGTCGGGCTTTTCGAGACTCTGGGCATTAGCGGCAGCCGCGCGGAAACGGCAAGCCAAATACGCCAGGTGCTGAACAAGGCATATATCCCCGTTGACGCTCGCAAGGCGCTAGGTATATCACTAGACGATTTGACCGCCGACACCATAGACAGGGTTCAGAAGGTTCTGAACAACTATCGTCCTGAACAGGCAGCCGATGCCGCGGCTGAATTGAGACGGGCATTCGATGCAGCCCGCTCCCCCTATGCAAGCGTGTTGTCGCAGATCAGCCCGCAGCCCGTTGTACGCTATACGAGCGACATGATTGCTCAAGAGACGGCAATGGTGCGTGACGTGCTGGCCGATCTGGGCAAGCGGGCGGGAATCCCTAACGCCAAGTCGGAAGCGGGCAAGGTGGCGCGGGGTGTGATTCAGGGGACGCAAGAAAGCATCCAGCAGATGCTAAACGATATTGCCCATATCCCAGGGGATACACGCATCGTCAACGCGCTGAATGACTACTTCGGCATTCTGGAAGAACTTCGCGTGGCGACACGGCGCGAGGTGGACGCGCTTGGCCGTGCCGCAATCAATACTGCCGCAGACCCTAATGCCCAATGGGGCGCAAAGTGGAAGGGCACGCGAGACGCATACGAGAGGCTCACCACCGACACCCAGTCCGCCACACAAACGTTCCGCACGCTATTGGCAAGCCTGATTACTGACCCGAATAAAGCCTACACGTCACAGCACGATTGGGCCAAGACGCTCAAGCGTTATGTAGATTTTGACGAGGATGTTTATCGGCAAGCGTTAAAGGACGGGCTGGTTCTTGGCGGAACGCGCGATGACCCTGATAAGTATGCGTCAGTCATCGAGAGCTATCGCGGCAGGGTGGATCAGTCCTTTGTCGTGCTGCTTGAAGCCCTCAAGAAGTATCCGTCGGTCGATAACTTTGATTTGTTTGCCAACGCTCTACAGATGGCGGACAGTTTCGGACGGCGGCAAGCCGCGCGCCTGACTGAGTTTGCCAGGGAAGCGATGGAAGGGCGAATCTCCTGGTCGGAATACTTTGAGCGGCGCAATGTTGGTTGGCAGTCGCAATGGCTGGACGCCACGATTACGAACAACGATGCCACGCTGCGCCAAATTATAGAAAACGGAATGACCGGACAGGGCAAGCTGCCCACGCATCAGGAACTTGTCGAGGCCGCGACAAAGGCGAAGGTGGACGCTCGGCAAGCCAGACTTGCGTCTAACCCCGCGGCGGCGGCGGCTGAGGCGATCAGAGCATCCGAGGCTGCGGCAAAGACGGCAAGGAGGAACGATGCGATTGCGGCCCGATTAGCCAAGCAGGCCGAGGCCAAAGAACTGAGGGCCGCGGCGACAAGGGCGAAGGAGATGGCGGCGACAAGGGAAGCCGCGATAAAGGCCACCAAGAAAGCGATGGCCCAAGAAGTAGAAAGGGCTATCGGCAACAGCCGCACATTGGCGACCGCCGAGGCAGGGTTCGAAGCCGCAAAGGAAGCGCGCAGCGCAATGCGGCAAATGTGGGACGAAGTCGCAAAGGGGGATTGGGCGAAGGCTTCAATAGACTCGGCCATAATGCGATTCAAGCGCGGCGGCGTAGTCAACATGAGTATGGAAAAGGGGGATGCAGAGCTTCTCTACGAAGACCTCTTGGGGCTAACAATCGGGGGAAAGAGGATAGATAGTGTAAACGACATATGGGCATACTTTGAAGAATATAGCTCGTTGAAGAATCAGATGGACATACACGAGCGGGTCATCAAGCAATACAAAGAGTATGCCAAGATGACTCCGGCGGAAATAGTTGATGCGACTCACGGCGAATTTATCAACGCCGGTTTTACGCCGGAGGATATCAAAAAGCTCCGAGGGCACTCCTACACCGAAGTTATGGAGATGTTGGAGATTGCCCGTGGCATGGCGCGCGGCGACGATTTTGACCCGCCAACGCTGATGGGCGCTTTATCCGACGCGGTTTCGATACCGGAAATTAACGACCTGTTTATGCCCCGCCTCACCGATGAGGTTGCGGATTTGATGGGGCTAACCATGAAAATGGTTGACGATGCCGAGGCTGCGGCTAAGGCGGCTGAGGCTGCGGCGGCGGCTGACCCTGTGGCTGAGGCTGTAGGTGCTGCGGCTAAGGCGGCTGACCCTGTGGCTGCGGCAGCGGGTGCGGCGGCTAAGGCGGCTGACCCTGTGGCTGCGGCGGCGGGTGTTGCGGCTAAGGCGGAACCGCCAAAGATTGCGGCGTCCGACATTGACGATGTGATAAACGACCTTAAGGCGGCGCTAGGCAGGAAAGGCGGAATGCCGACCGTTACGGTTGGAGACATGGCCGAGGCCATGCTCAAGAACATTGACGGTATTGAGCAGAAGTTGGTCTCCCAATTGCCGCAGCTTTTGTCGGGTGTGCCCAATAGTCTGACGCCAAGCCAACGTCTAGGCATTATTGATATGGCCGATAGGTTGATGCCTCGCTATGACGACACCCTGTCTCAGGCGCTGCGCGTGGCTGACGACATGGCCGGATGGTTGATGCTCAACTTCACAGACAAGCGCAACTTTGACACGATTCTGGGAATGCTAATGCCGTTCCCCTATTTCTGGAGTCGTATGTTACCCCGCGCCGCGCTGGCAGCCGTGACAAAGCCGACTGTCGTCAAGAACTATTATCACGTCAAGCAGAATATCCGGCGTGAAAATATACAGTCCAATATCCCCGCAGTCAGATATGGAACCGTGCCGAATCCGACAGGTATCGGGCCTAATCGCCTAGACCTATCGTCACTGGTGGACAGCATGATTCCAGGGGTCATGTATATGAACCCGAATCCGTTTGTCGAACCGGACGCGGCGAGCAACGATACGGCGCGCTGGCTGCTGAATCTACAGCGCTGGACACCAGGCATGTTGCCGGTAACGCAATATGCCGCCAACGCGATGCTGGATCGTGTGTCGCCACGCAATGACGGAATCTCCTGGAATAGCGGATTCCAGCTTAGCGACCTAGTTCCCGCTTGGAAAATCGGATATTACGCAATGATGGCGCAGCAGGGGAATATCCCCAAAGATGCAGGCGGAATCATGAGCGGCGGGGATGAATTTGATTACGGGCGCATCGGAAAAGGGATTGAACTGGAGGGGCAAGCCAACACCGGCGACCAACGTTTGTGGGCAAGAGATGTTGTCCAGCAGACGAAAGACGATCTGGAGGCGCTGCCCGAACAGTGGAGCGGCGCGGAAGAACTGGCCGCCGAGGGTGCAAAGCGCGCAGGCAGCGACCGCCTGCAAGCACTACTCGCAAGCTACCTTATCGGAATGTCCGGCTACAACTGGACAGAAGAGGAAGAGCGCGCCATCGCTGCGCGAGATGAGCGGCGGGCTATGGGCTATGACCCCGTAACGAATCCGGACGGCAGCAAGGCGGCGGTAGATGCCTTTGACGCAGAGACAAATGAGATAGGCAGAACGTTTGGCACTTACGGCAGCCTGTATCCGCAAGCCGTGGCGAATCCCGAATTGGGCGCGGATGCGGAGCGCAGACCGGTTCCGTCCACCTATCCATATCAGCAGCCGCGCAGCGACGAGCGGGCTGGTCTATCGGCGGCACGCTCGGAACGCGCCGATGAACTTAAGGCGGTCTATGACGATTACGGCGAGCGAATAGCCGCCATCAAGTATCCGTATCCGGAGGATGGGACAAAGGCGGAAATAGCGGAATGGTACGAAGCGCGCCCTGAGTGGGAAGCGTTGCAGGCCGAGCGTGACGCCAAAGTCGAGGAGATTAAAGCTCAGTATCCTAGCGTTGAAGATACGGTTCAGCAGCCCGTGGTACGTCCGGAGGGTGCGCCGCTAATTGACCCGACGGCGGGCATTCAACCGCCTGGCAACATGGATTTCTATGGGAGCATGAATCCGCAGGAACTAGCGGAACAGGCGGCCAAGAACGCCGAAAGTATGGCCTACGCAAAATACGAGGATATAAAGGTTGGGCCGGAGGACAGACCGGTACGACCGGCGAAAGGCGCAAGCCAGGCGGAATGGGATGCGTACAAGAAGGCGAATGAGGAATATAAGGAACGGCAATCCGCCTACTACGATTCCGTAAATGCTGAGATAGATCGGCTGATGCAAGACCCGTCACGGCTTGTCTTTGGACGACCGACCGGCCTCCCATCCTCGTCGCGCTCCGCCGCGGGCGCTGCGAACGTGACGGGCGAGGCGGCAAAGAAAATCCGCGAGACGGAAGGGAAAGCCGCCGGAGACTTTGGGCGGAACGGAAATGCGGAAACCAAAGACCATTGGGCGGCCTTCGAAGCGCTAGGCGAGGATTGGGATAGGAAGGCGGAATACATGAGAAACAATCCCGCCTTTGCCAGGGCTTACAAGAAACTTTACGGCAAAGAATCGGCGTGGTGGGAGAAGTACACGCCAGGGGCCAGCCGCATTGGAACCGCATATAGCCGTTCTGGTGGCGGCGGCGGTGGC